GCGCGATGCAAAACGCACGGCATTCAGAACGGCAATAAGCTGGCTGACCAAAGGATTCCTGATTATGATGATTGGTAGCGTCTGGTTTTACGCAAGCAAAAAGGGGTAGAAAATTGACCCTATCACTTTGTTGGTCATGGCAAATAGTTGCGTGGCGGCTATCAGGCAAGGTGCGTCACTTTACAAACAGGCCAAAGAATCTTTCCTTGAAGTCAAAGCCGCCGCTGATGAGGTTGTTGGCATATATACAGAAGTTACTGGATTTTGGAGTAACTTTAGTAACTTCTTCAAATCCAAAAAATCAACGCCCAAGCCTGTGGCGAAAGCGCGGAAAAAAGAAAAGTTTGTCGCCTACACAGAAACACAAGCCGCCGCCGACATTGTTAAGCAACTGACCGAATTCTTTTCCTTGCAAGACCAGCTTAACGAATATTTGAGGGCTGAAGAATTAAAAGCAGAAGTTTATGACCCAAACATAAGCAATGCTGAAATGATGGGAACGGCGATGAATGTGATTATGTGTCGGCAACAGATGCAAGAATTGGAAGTGACAATTCGTGAAATCATGGTGTATCAGACACCGGGTCTAGCTGACTTGTACACCCAGACATTTGAACTTCGCGGCAAGATGCAGGAACAGCAAACCAAAGCACGGCTGGCGCAGGAAGCACAAGACAGGCGGGACTCATGGCTACACAGGGAAAAAGAAAAGAACCTCAAATTAAAAATAGCGTACCTTTTGGCAACGGCGTTCCTCCTCCTGTACGTTTGGCTGTGGCTGATACTCCTCAATCGGTGGCAAAAGACATAATGGGATGGGTTGCAATGTGCATTTGCATAGGGTTGCTACTACCCTTGCTTGGATTTTTGTATGTGGATATATTGACTGCAAAGAAAGACGTTCAGATTGAATTGACCAAAGTGCAAGAATTACGCAAACAGATTGAGCAAGATAAACGCGAGGTGTCAAAATGAATGTAATTGATTTATTGATTATTAGTATGCTGGTGGTTTTAATTTTCACAGACAAGGGGTAATCATGGATTGGCTTAAACAAATCGCACCGACTATCGCCACTGCGCTTGGTGGCCCATTAGCAGGGCTTGCCGTGGACGCAATCAGCAAGGCTGTAGGCATAGACCCCAAAGACGTTACAAAGACCATCAGCGAGGGCAAATTGACTGCTGACCAGATTGCACAGATTAAGACTGCTGAACTCGCTATGGCGGCACGGGCACAGGAACTTGGACTGGACTTTGAAAAGATTGCCGTTGATGACCGCAAGTCAGCACGGGAAATGCAAATATCAACTCAGTCATGGATACCCGGCGGCATGGCAATCATTGTCACCTGTGGGTTCTTCGGCATTCTGATTGGCTTGATGACCGACCATTTCAAAACCACTGATGCGCTTATGCTGATGCTTGGCTCACTTGGCACAGCGTGGACAGGCATCATCGCATTCTATTTTGGCTCGTCTGCTGGCAGTCAAAAGAAAGATGAATTGCTTCATCAATCGAGTCCAACAAAATGAAACTAAGCCCATCATTCACGCTTGACGAATTAACGCATACTGATTTGCGGCAGTATGACAACACACCAACTGACGGCGAATTGGAAAACCTTGTCCGCTTGGCTGAGTTTTTAGAGCAAGTCAAAGTCGTGCTAGGTGGCAAGCCCATCATCGTGAATTCTGCATTTAGGTCAAAAGCTGTAAATGATGCAGTGGGTTCAAAAGATGGAAGTCAACATCGCAAAGGCTGTGCGGCTGATATTCGTGTGCTGGGTATGACTCCTGACCAAGTGGTCAAAGCAATTATTGAATCAGGTTTGCCGTATGACCAAGTAATTCGAGAATTTGACCGCTGGACTCATGTGAGCATTCCAAACACAATGGTTGCCGAACCTCGCGGCATGGCATTAATTATCGACAAAGGCGGCGCAAGGGCTTACGCTTAATCCTGCCAATCAGCAAGCCAGTTTGCAAGCAGACAGCAAACGCCAACGGTGACCGCACCGCCAAGCATCAGAACAAAGACCAGCACCAGAAAATCCATCATTTTGTTTTCCTTGATAAAGCCTTGGAATAAATAAACACTTGATTCTTTTCGTTAATGTCACGCCCATCTTGCTTGCGCTTGGCGTATTCCTCGCCTTGCTTTAGCCGTTTCATTTTGGTGTCGCGTGTCCAGATGCTTTTGCCGCTGTAATCAAATGCCGTGGTCATTCAGTTCTTTTAGTTTGGCTTCAATGGTTCTTAAGAATGGGTGAAAGTCAGCATCTTCAATTTTCCAAAAGTCACCGTTCCACTTGCCTCCGCACTCTATAAATGTCGCTTCCATTTCATCATCCGTCAGCGGCTTGCGCTGTGAGTGGGTGTAGAGCGGTTCACCGTCACCGTCTTCACTGTAGAGGTATTGTTTATCACCGTCAGGATTCCAAACTCTCCACGCCACAGGCTCTTGCTCTGGCTGTGAACTAGGACAGCTTCCATCTGCATTTCGTGGACTGCACCCAATGCAAATATCGCCCATGTCGCAGGGCTCTGGCTGTGCCAAGGCTTCTTTGAAATTTGCTTTTGGTTCTTGCACTAGCAAAATTAAACCGTGTTTGCTTCCTTGGTTTTCTTGGATTAGCGTTACGACTCCAAACAAACGGTGCGTGCTGTCATGTTCGCCTGTGCTGACATCAATCGACACCTCCATTCCCTCTACAAACGCCGCAATATTTTGCTCTGGCTGTGCCAAGGCTTCTTTGATGACGGCAATCGCTTTGTACATTTTTTCCGCTGATGCGTTGAACTCGTCTTGGTTGCCCCAGTCAATAGACAACTCCGTTTCTAGTGCATCAAGCGCCATCTTCAATGCTTCTTTTGTCATGCTTCCACCCCGCAAACTTTTTCCATGTACGCCAAATAAAGCTGGTCGACAGTTTCAAACTCTCTACTGTCGCCATCAAGAACCCAGCATCTTTTCTCGCTATGCCACTTGCCACTGCGTTTGCTTCGTTTAGTGTGAATTTCATGCTGAAGACCATGCTTGTCATTGCGATACATTCTTTGTGCGCCGTGGTCAAAAGTTATTCCCAATGTGTATCGGTATAGAAGTTCATCGAATTCTTCAAACGTCAATTCATTCATGCTTCACCTCTAGCTCTGATTGCATTTGCATAAGCTTGTATATCAGGCGCATTGCTGATTGATTCCAGTGTTTTTACACATGCCGCACGTTCTTTAAAGCGTTCTATTTTGCCAACGAACTTAGCAAAAGCTAATATGCAAAAGCTCATTGTTTCTACGTCCAAGCAGTCGTTCAAAAGGCCAACAGATACTGCGGCTGAAAGAATTTCTTCATCAGTCATGTTCATGTTTGTTCTCCTCTGGCTCTGATAGCAAGAGCAATCGTGCTACCTATAACGCCAAAATTAGGTTCGGCAACCCTTGCACAGGCTTCACGTTCTTCAAGCACTGATTCATAGATTTCAACCGCCGTTTGGTCTTGCCATTTCTTTTGTTCTTTGGCGGCTACAAGGTTGGCGAAGCGTACTAACACTGCTCTATACATGGTGTCTGAAAAGTAAACCCCATCCACTTCAAGTCCAGCCTCTCTTGCCATCTCAATGATTTCTTGTGTCATTTTTTCATTCTCCGAACATAACTTGCAAAACTATCAATGGTGTCTTTGCCAAATGGCGTTCTAAACATGACTTCAATTTCACGCGCCACTTCTTCAAGCACTTTGTTCCGCAATTCATCGTAGAACTGCTGTTGCGTTTTAGGCTCTGTCGGTTGATTAAATTCACTCATAGCAATTCCCACCCAAACATAAAAAAGAAACTGTAAACCTTGCAAATGATGCCGACAACAGTTGCCCAAAACAAACTGGTCAAAATTGTGATTGCGTGTTTCATCTTAGAAACCCATCACGCCTTGCCATGCGAGCAACTCTGTATTCAAACAGATTTGCAAGGTTTGGGTTAAGTAAGGCAAACAGTCTTGCAAGGTATGGGCTAATGTTGTTGTTGATTTTCCAGCCACCATCGCCCTGCTCAGACAGCGCAGAATGATGCCGCAGTACATGAATAATGGTTCTAGCTGAATAATGCTTGAAACCCGCTTTAACGACCTTAAAAGCCTCTTGCTCAAAAGCAATCCAGATGTGCGCGTTTTCCGGTATCCAGCGTAAGAATTCATCACTGAATTGTTCTTTATGTTCATGTGCAATATCTTCGATTGTGAAATTTTTCATTTGTTTACTCCAGAACTTTGTAACCGCGACCATTCAAGCAAGTCTTAACAATCGCTTGTCTACGTTGATAAGCTGACCATGCGCCTGAACCACTTCCCACAATCGCGCCAGAAGCCAATCCAGCACCAGCGGCGTTGTTGACAGGCATACCCGTCTTGCTTGCAATCCATGCGCTTAAAAGGGCTGATGCCGCACCTTGGATGGCGGCTGACTTTGCCATCTCCACAGGGTATTGCACTTCTTCAGATATGCGTTCGCATTCCATTTGGTCTGCGTAGATGTTGCCGGGCGTGGTGCTGGTCTTTGGGTCAATGATGATTCGGTTTGCACAACCTGTTAATAAAAGCAAAAACAATATTTTCAACATTTTCAATTCCTTTGGCGACTTACTGGTTACCCATGCGCCTGTTTAGTTAAAAGGGTATATCGTCATCAGGCATGGATTCGGCACGGCGACCGGGGCGTGGTTCAGACTTGGGCTTTTCTTTGTCATACGGCTCATTGATAAAAGCGTACCCATTCCATTCAAGCGGGATGACATCCAGTTTCAACATTGGGCCATGCTTGCTTTCAATGATTGCACCAATCTTCTGGTACTTTTTCTTTGTCTCGCCCTGTGCGTTGACGTATTCGCCCATGACGGCGGTGACTTCTTTGTATGCCATTATTTGTTTTCCTTTGCGAGTTCAGCTTGTTTTTTTATTGCACTGCGGACTTTGCTATCTAATTTTGACCACAACGCAATTTTTTCATCACCATCTTCAATGCCTGTGTATTGTTCATAAGCACCGTGCATATCGTCTGCCGCTACTCGTTCCAAAATGGCATCCAGCACATCTTGCACAACTGCTTGGCGGTCAGGCTTTAGCCCATCCCATGCGCCTTGTGTGGCAGATATTTTTGGCACTGACTTACTAGCGGCATTGCCATCGTCATCCTCTGGCGCAAGCCCTGTGGCGGCTAACAGCGAATACCTACGGGCATAAGTCGCGCAACTACCAATCCCTTGAGCATCCAACTTGACTGCTGGCACAAACAAACGACCTCCGCTGAGTTGCTCGCCTGATTCATGAATGAACAGCGTTTCCACAATTACGCCTTTGTCGCATTCGTGGAACTGTTGCATCAGAGCAATGCCATTGTCGTTAAGCGCGTCAATGACCGCTTCAACGCAAGCGGACAGGTCAGCATACTTACTGCGGAAATGCGGGTTGGTGCTGGACTTAAGTGCTTTGCCAAATGCTTTTTGCGCTTTGACCAGCGCGGCTGATACTTTTTGCATTTCAATTATCCTTTTCAATTAGTTCACGTTGTAAATTCAGAATTTCTTCTTCATCATTTTGCTGGTTTTGTTTTAGCGTTTCAATTTCTGCATCCATTCGGCTCAAATAGCCCTGAAGCATTCCGCATTTAAATGCAAGCCTAGATGTTGAATCATCAGGGTATTTTTCGCGTGAAAGTTTTTCAGCTTCACTTACCATTTCATCAACTGTCATTTCAGTCCCATCAAATTTTTAATTAAAAATATCAATCCGATGATGTACACCAGCATAGGCAAATTTGACTTGGGTTTAATGTCAAGCAAAATGCCCTGCCAGAATTCTTCATCGCGGCTCATGACCGCTTTTTGCGGCGGTGTGTAGTACGCACCAATCTTTAGACCAGTGCGCGTGGTGTAGGGCAAGCTAGTCAAGCTGGCTTTCCCATCTGGATATGTCGGCTTCACGGCGTTCATCTTCGCAGTGTTGTTTCCAACGATATGCAACTTCGGTTTCAATTTGCGCGTTGTCTTTTTCGCTAATGACATTCGTTATCTCCAATCCATCAAGATAAACTTCAATTTCAAATTCTGCTTGCAAACCCACAGTTTCATCTTCATCTACAAAGTTGTAAACCACTGTGGCATTTGCGCCATTTGATAGTTGATGTGTAAAGGAACAGGTCATGATTTTTTTTCCTGTAATTGCTTTTTCATTTCATTAACCATGCGTTCAAACTGCCAAGTCAAAACGTCAAAATAAGAATTTTCAACAGTTTGGTCGGAGATTCTTTGTTCAACAGTAGCGCGGTCGCGCATATCGCCATCATTTTGATATTTCAGGGTAATTATCCAAGTCATTTCAGCAACTCCTTAACAATTTCAATCAGAAACGGCACTGACAAAATCAGGCCAATGGCTGTTGCTTGCAAATATTCATTCAGCTTCATGTTCTTGTTCCTCCAAAAAAAGCCAATCTTCAATCATGCCGCCACCGTAAAGCAGAATGGTCTTGCAAG